TTTATGACACCTAAAGAACTGTCACAAGAAGTATAGAATAGTGGCATCTCATCCTCTATAATATTAATATAAGCAACAGAGGAAAACATGACAATCAAATCACTAAATTTCAGAACACCACTCAGAAATGACAATGTGAAGAGAGACCTATATCAGCAGTTACTTGTTGATGCAATCGATACATATGGGTCAGGGTCATGGAAAAATGGCATGTCACTACATCACTTACATAGCACTAGTCAGTTCTCTAATATCCTTATAGATGGCAATGTAGTAGGTAAGGTAGTTTATGATCAAGCACATGATGACATATCAATGAAGGATTACAGAGCAATCCACATTGATAAGACTAAACTAGCAAGTGTATCCTACATTGCATGGGTTAAAGATGCAGATGCATTTTTATCAAGTCATCAGATAGTGAGATACAGAAACATGTTAAAAAGATCAGGTTTCACAATCATCACTATGGACAATAAGCAGATTAAATACTAATCTGCAACAATCCATATGACACTTATATTACTGTCACAACAAGTGTAGAATACAGGTGTCAATCCATTATAATATTAGTATAAGCAACACAGGAGTTCATCCAAATGAGAAAAATCGAAAGAGCAATGAACAGAGCAGTAAGATCTAGATCTAACTTCTCATCATCCAATACAACAGTTGTTGCAGGTTGGGATGGCGAAGCGGATGTTTATCTACATGGCAATCACATTGCAACAGTCAAGTCAAACAGCATCATCATCAAAGATGGCGGTTGGCAGTCAAACACCACTAAGTCTAGACTCAATGCACTACTAGATGAGTTTTCATATGGTATGAGAGTATTTCAGAAGAATTATGAGTGGTTCGTTGGTTATAAGAACGTCAAGCAGGATTTCGTTAGTGGTATGGAGTTAGCAATTGACTAATATGAAATACTACTCACATAACAAAATGAAGGAAGTAAACAAAGAGTTTACACCTAAATTCATAAACGAACTAAAAGAACTTTTAGTTGAGCGAATAGTTGATAATATGTCAACTAAAGACTTGGTTATATATGTAACTGATGATCTCAATGACATGTATAAAAACATGAGTGAAGCAGAATTTTTAGATGATGCACTAAACTATTGGGATGAAGGTTTCGATGATATAGTCGAGGAAGTGGAGGAGATCATAGCATGAGAGAAGAGAAAGTAATCAACCTATGGGAAGTAATACCAGAGGATGAACATTCACACATATCAAACAAGATATGGGAAGCACTTGATAGAGCAGGGATAGAGTTATCTCAAGATGCAGAACTATCAATAAAAGTGTATGATGAGATCGATGACGAGATAGCAGATCCTTGGGAGGTGTCTAACGATGATTAATAGCGATGTATTTGGTAGAACATTCTGGTTAGATGAGAAGGGAGATTTCAGATCAGCACCCACTTATATTAGTGGTAAACCTGATATGGAACAATCTGATTATGTGAGTGAGTGGACTGACTGGGAAGGTGTGGACATTCATGCATTATTTAAAATTCATTATCTACTAGTAGCAGAAAACTACGAAAAAAGGATAAATGATGTGACAGACATCTTAGTGGCACAAGGTGTATGGAATAAGACCACAGATCAACTATAATATTAGTATAGCAAACAACAGAGGATTTTTTTTAACATGGTTGCAACTAAATCAACACAAGCAGACGTTTACAACTTCACACTAGAACTTTGCGATAAACTTGCAGAGCAGTATAAAGAGTATCATATCAGATCACTCACAAGAAATACAACTCTAGAGCGTCCAGACCTATCAGACTATGCAAAGCAGCAACTTGCAGAAATCGAAGATGGTACAGCGAACTTAATGAAGTTTAGAGTTGAGGTAGGTAGAAAGTATCTCAAGGTCATTCAGAGAGACGAGCGTAACGGAGAGTACAGAGACGGAAGTGTACACGCATTTGTTGAGAGATCAACAGGCAATGTATATAAAGCAGCATCTTGGAAAGCACCCGCTAAACATGTACGTTACAATTTACTTGATGATAAGTCTCGCAATGTGATGTTCGTCAACCTAGACTGGGCAGGTGGTTACCTCTACATGAGATAACCCCATTATCCCCATTTTATGCTATAATATATACAACAGGACATTATCATGAACTCAAAAGCAATCTACACAGACCCAGTTAACAGAATCAAGCAAGCGGTTTTATTTGATGCAAAATTAGATAGAATCAGCATGACATGTTCAGATATTGCTGATTTCTATCAGGAGTTATCAGAGTGGGGCATCTACACATTAGGAGGAGTTAATTTCGATTCTCTCACACAGAACGAAATAACTAGATTAGATCAGTTCATGGTCAATCAAAATGGTTACGAAGACATTACGGAGGAAAATTAAATGAGTTGCATTAACAATGAAACAATCCTAGAAAACATCTATGATGAGGTATGGGAGGAGTATAGACTAGAATATGGTCTAACAACTGATCAATTAGAAGCATTAGATCAAAATTCTGAGTTAGGTTACCTACCAGTCATTGCAAACGAAGCAGAAAGAAGATTTGAGGAATCAATCAGATAATGGATTTATCACAAGATTTTAGTCAACATATCAATGTAGAGAGAGAAACTTATGGGTTGTTTATGACACCTGTTAGTAAGTATCGTATCCCCGAATTTGTTGACCCTGTTTTAGAATGGATGAAAAACGAGGATTTCGTGGATATAAATGAAAGATCAGTTTTATGTCATAATGTACAGCAGGTTGGTAAAACAAACAAGATTCTCCAGGATTTACCAGATCTCGAAAAACAGTTACTAGAGTGTGTTCACTTTCATAATAATGAAGGATTAAACTATGCTAGTGAGTTCAGACTATCGGATGTATATGTAGAATTAGCACATAGTGGAGCGATCTATGCACCACATGAACATGCGAATTGCTTATTCTCAGGCACGTTTTTTATATCATATCAAGAAGAACAACATGCTTACCTTAAGTTTAAGAGACAAGTACAGAGTCAAATGTTCCCAGTTATGATGCTACCATTTAAACAGATGACAGCATTTAATCTACAAGAAGCAACTGTTCCATTTAAGAATGGTGATGTAGTAATCTATCCATCTAATCTAACACATGGATACGAGAGCAATCAAACCGATGGACGTATCACTTTAACTTTTAATGTAGTTCCACAGTAGTCAGCGTAAGCAGTTTTGACACATTTACGGAAAAAGGATAGTATCCTATAGTATATTTTAAATCATTAAATAAATATAGGTAAGATCTTTATTCATTGGATAATACACGGAGTTGCTACTGTCTCAAATTTTAAGGTATCGACACCGATTTGTCAACAGCACAGGGACGAAATCAGAGAAACCACACACATTTGACAAACATTTAGATCTACTATATAATATACACATGGGACAGTACCCCATAGTTTTCCACAGGTGTGGATAAGTGTAGAGACATAATTGCCTAAATTGCTCAGACCATTTTGCCCTTATTGCCTCTTTCGCACATGACTAAGACTATCACACTAGAGACCACCCCACCAGTATCCGTTAAGATATGGGAAAAGAACAGGAAACACTTTTGGGCGTATGACTATCCAGGATGCAGTAAGAACGGAGCATTTCGAAGTTATCAACAGGCATTAGAGGATGCTTACGAGTTCTCTACTACACTCTAATGCAAATCCCTAAACAATTAGAATTTCTCATGGAATTGTATGACCTTGGGAGTCTACCACCTGATGAACAGATAGAACTCGCACAGGGTCTAATCGACACAGGACTTAGCGAACATCTCAGACAATACCAACCCCTATGCGACTACTTCATTGCTGAGGGTCTATGCTATGATGTACACGTGGGAGAGGACACAGGTATAAATACTCAGGGCAGTTAGGACAGGGTAATTTACGTATATTAAAAAAGTACCTATTTCTTAAGCTATAAACGTATCCCAGAGGGGTTGTGATATCTAATCCCTTTTAAAAATATTTTCGTAATATAAAAATTCCCCATAGGTAAAATGTATGCTAGACCCCGCAGAGAAGGAGCAGAAGAGATATGCAAAGAAGTTAATAAAACTTGCAAAGAAGTCCCCAGAGTGGTATACTAAGGGTGACGTAAGATTTGCCAAACTCATTAAGAGTCGCCTCAAGAAAAAGGATGACAAGACCAACGTATGACGTAGTGTGGAACAAATGGAAGGACTACGTGAACCTCCCATGGTGGAAACAGAAGCAAAACATCGGAGGATGCTATGGAGTGATACTGAAGTTCTATGAAGAACAGTATGGTATACCTCTATATGATTATCCGAGTGAGAAGAAGTACTACTTTAAGACTGACTATATACACTCTGCTGCACCGAATGGGAGTACGATAATATATCAGGGAAACAATCAGACATCCTTTGACCATCATATAATGAAGGAAGGGGATGTTATTATCATGCGTCTATACATAGAACCTCTACAAGGGGGGTATAGGAACGCTGAAGGGCATCGTTTATGTAATCATATCGGAATATACCTAGAGGGAGGTTATATGCTACATCACCCATATCAAGGGCAGTCTACCATTATAGACTTAGAGGGAGATGGGGCGATGTATCTGTCATATGCTGAATTGGTACTTCGTAAAAAAGAAATACCTATATAAAAATGAATACAAAGATACTATGTTAATGTCTGATAGATATGCAATGCATCTAGAGGTTGACGATGATGGGGATTATTTCATGAAGATCCCAGAAGATTTGGTCAATGATCTAAGATGGGTAGAGGGAGATACACTGGACTTCGAAGAAGATATCGATGGTACTGTAATCCTTACTAAAGTACAAAAAAAATCACCGTAAAAAAAATCCGACCGTTTACTCTAATATATTATGGAAGAATTCTTAGACCAGTATAAGGAACATATGGAGATGATCAGTAAGGGACTCGAAAACCTTGCTAAGAGAATCGAAACACTGGAACATGGAATGAGTCACATGCCACCGCCAGGTGCTGATATGGTAAAGTATAAACCTGAGGGATATGCTGACCACTTAAATCTTGCTGAATTGTTTGACGATCTATATACCCGCCTAAATATGTTGGAGAGACGTATTAAGGAACTGGAGTAGTGCCATCCTATATTTTAGAAACAGGTAGGAGTTATCCTAACGTAGTGACTAGTAGCACCTTCGCTGCTGACTACACACGTCCTGCTGATAGTAGATACCAGTCACATGATAATCACAGTGGTCCAGGTACCAACTATAATATTACATTTAACGGATTCGGTCCTGGTTCTTTAATAGCAGGAAAGGATGTAGTCTTATATTTGGGTGATGACGATGAAACTTGTGTAGGATCAACCTGTGATGGTGCTCGTCTACCGATTTATAGATGGTATCGTAGTAAATATCAAGATCATACCTATACACAACAGAAAGTATTAGACCATACTAGGGATTTTCCTGGTGATGGTAATGCAAAGAAGGTCATGAAGGGTTATAATAGAGAACCTCGTGACGGAAGAGCAGTATATCATATAGCAAGAAAGTCAGCAACTGGTACAACAGCGTTGTATGTTCATTATAATGCAACTCTGAATGACTCGATGCTGTCTACAAATGCAACTCCTCCTTCTGGATATGCATTAAGAGAGAGGATTGGTTATATTTGGACAAGTTCATCCAATGCAGATGTATATAAAGCAGTTAGTGAGACAGTAAAACCTCTTTACGAGTATTACTATCAGTCAAATACGATGAAGAGGGATCACTTCTATACGATTGATCCTACAAATGAGGTAAATTTACAGACAGGAATAGCAGGAGTACCTGATTGCAAAGATCCTAGAGACCAATCGTACACATATGTTGGGATAGTAGGCTATTGTTTTGAGTTAAACAAGGCAAGTAGTGCAGTTACTACCTATGCTGACATCGGATCTATCGGTCCGACAGGGGAATGTAACGTAAATAGATCGAATTGGTATCAATGGAACAATGACTGGACACTCTTAAAGTATCTCCGAGAGCAGAATGGCGTACCTGCGGTACAAGGTTGGGGTAATCCTGACAATGTAGCTGGTGTTAATACTACAGATGCACTGTTTGAGTGGTTCTATGGAAGGAATGGTGCAGTAAAAGCAGCACTTCCCCGCTATCTTTCATTCGAGCAGTCGTATGATTCGCAGTTTATATACTATTTGTATGATACATCGTACCCATGGAACGGTCCTATCTATGGAATTAACTTCAGTTTGAGTGATGCAGCGTGTTGTCCTAACGATCTTGACTATTCAGACTGCCCAGTTTGTGTTCCTGTACCTGTAGAGTACAGTAGATTCTATGAAATAAGGTCAGATTCATGGGAAACACTCAAAACTAAGATGACTTTAAGTGATCTAAAGTCTAAAAATGTCAATGAATCCTTCTTAGTAGCGGATACAGTCAGTCGTAGAATCCTTTTTAGGTACACAACGACCACTGGATCCTTCTTTATAGGTGAAAAAATCAACGGATGGGACATTACACAGATCAGATACTTCGGTGATGAACTAAAAGTGGGGTATATGGAGCTAAATGGGGAAGGAAATGAGTTCACATATCAACAAGCATTCACTTCTACCGACAATGGTGGTATACAAGTACTAGCTGGATACGGTATAAAGGACAAAGGAGCGTTCTTTGGTGTCTATGAGTTCCCTAAAAAGATAACTTACTACAAAGTTGAGATAGATCCACGCCAATTGATTGCTAATCGTACACTTGATACTGCAGATATAAGAGCAAATATAAATTCAGAGGGTCAAGTTGAGAGTGTAGAGATCATTAATGGTGGAATGGGGTATGCTCAACCTCTTATTGACATCGAACAACCTGCTGTTTTGACTGAAAGGTCTGCAAATGACAATGCAAGGAAGACTTTACACAACATGGGAGGGTGGGATCAGACAATGATGGACTCTCCAAACGATCCTGTGAACAATCCATACGGTGAAAAGAACAATTTTAGCTTTAAGGACATCAAAAAGAAGCAGTCTGCTGTTCTAGAAGAGGATATGTCGCAGAGTTTTAACGAAAGAGAGAACTTAATACCTTATGGTAACGGTGCTCAGAGGGGAGAGGTGCAAATATCAGACACAGATGCCACTGTTGATGTGGGAAATAAGCAATTAAGAAGAGCAACAGGTGAAGGAAAAGGTAAAACTCCCCTTAAGAAGGCAGAAATAGAGATAACACAGTTAGATGAGAACGGATCTATCATAGAATTGCTTATAAAAAACCGTGGTAGTGGTTATGATCCTGATCCAAACAACAGACCTGCGGTATTTGTGGTCGATGCTGAGAAGGATACGTATACTAATCGTGGTCCTAACGTAAATTTATCAACTAAAACGTTTAAAAACAACATTAGAGCAGAGAATGGACTCAAAGAGAAGATAACTTCGGGTACAGATGCGTCAAGTGAGGAGATAAATCAGATGGATGACGGTATCATAGGTGGATTTAACACTATGATGAACGGATTTACCACAAAGTACCCTACTGGTTACCTCAGAATTAAGGAAATTGACGATGAGCACACTAACTTATGCTCAAACTTCCCCGCAAGTTGCATAAACATCGAGATTCCTGGTATTTTCGAAGACGCATTGTTCACTGCAGAGGATGTAAGAGGTCCGACTAAGTATTCTGATTCATTTAAAGAGATGATGAACAACCAATATCCCGATATGCTTGGTGGAGTACGTCAAACTGACAAAAAGAGTGGTGATTTTAGTGATTTATGGGGTTGGAACAACAAACAGAGCTGTATAAATCTACCTCAACCTAAGTTATACACCGCTACACGCTTTTTTGAGATACCATGCCCCTATACTGAGTTGGGTGACGACAAGAAACAGAAGGCATATGGGTATATGGTGTACAAATATTGTGCATCAAGTGCAGAGAGAGCTAGTTTTAAGGTTTCGATGGCATTAGAGGGGCATACAACGGGTCCTCAGGGGCAAGCTTTCATGAACTTCCTAAGGAATTTGCCAGAACCTAATTTAACATGGACTAGAGACTCAGGACCAGGTGGAAATAGCAAATGTTGGCCATGTAAACGAGGTGATATTGAGGGTAGATGCTATCGTGACCCAAGTAATGCGTCTGATATTGTATTTGTGCCTGTTGGTAGTGATGAAAACACCTATGATTATAATAGAGGAGGGTTTTCGGAGTATGAACAGTTTAAAACTTGGTTAGGTGACAATTTATCTTCCCATAATCCCAATACGCAAGTTGGTTGGATTGCTCATGAGGAAGATCCTGAGACTGGGCAGGAACTTGATGTACGATATTGGAACTATACGAATATAAATGTAGCCATGCCCGTAGGTGGAGTACCTCCTAATGAGTGTTGGGACACCTATCTCCGTCATTCTAGTAATACTAATGGATGCTTAGATGTGTATTGCGGATATAACCCTGCAAATCCAGGTACTAATAAAACTGCATCTACGGGATACTGGGGAGTTGGGTATATTGCCAATCCTCCTTGTACTGGAGGGCAACTAGCACTCGACTTTGTATCTGACGCAGCGATAGCAGTTAATCCTAAATTGTGTAGTGAGTTTGAGTTGCTCCTCGGACCGTTTAATGGTACAATGACAGTATTAAACTATAATACAGGATCGACACTCACTTATGGCGATTCAGTCCGCAACTTTGGTAACCCATACTTCAGTGAATGCGATCTAGTATTCGGAACCATGACTAGTATTACTAATCCTGGTACTCTAATAGATAACTCAAAGCGGATTGCTGAACCTACTTACGATCCTACGGACTCGGATAGGGAGGAATATGACGACGAGTATAAAATTCCCGAAAGTCATTACACAACGGATTAGATGGCATACGGTTTCCTATTACCAGTAGCACCTATTACAGGTTTACCTTGTAGCGGACATGGCATATGCATTCCGTCTACGGTTCATTGTGTCATGGGATGTTCTGGTCCTCCACCAATGTATCCTATCAAGATCAAACAGTATACTTGTTGGTGGCCACCATTAGCACTTATACCTTTCGGTCCTCTGAATCCACTAAAGGCAACAGTGCTTACAAACTTCTTACCGACCATGACGTTCGGTGATAGGTTTATAAATCATCCGTCGCCATGCACGAACATTGTAATACACATGTGTCCGTGTGGTAAATCCGTGTGTCCAAAACCAACTCCGTATCCATGTTCGGTATTAACAATCGAAGACGGGGGAGTCGGACATACCCGTATACTCATTGCACAGAGTAAGACGGTATTTGTAACCAAACTACCAATCGGTAGAATATATGATCCACTGGGTATCGGGTTTCCTGGTTTCTCTTGGCCATGTTCATCAGTGGTTGCATATGGGTCACCAAATGTGCTATCATCATAATAACCAATAAATTACTATGGCAGTTAGAACCAAAGAAGGAGGATGGGGTGCATCCATCTATGTTGAGAAGAACAGAAAGAAAACAAGACAGGGTAGTAGCATGAATACAAAATATTCTGCCACATCTCGTAATCATAGAAGAAAGAAGTATAGAGGTCAGGGAAAGTAATGGATACTCAAGCGATGTCGGCAGGAGGTGGAACAACCTCCGACATACAAGCACAAAGAGATGCTATCCCACCCATGAAGGCGAACAAAATGAATCTTTTATCAGATTCATTAAAGGTAGAACTTAAACAACTTATTAATGAAGTTTTGGATGAAAGGGAACTGCAAATGAAACTAGATGGACCTTATGATTTTCCAGAATACGATGGATTTGACGCTGATTATCAATTTCCTTAAAAACTCGTCTAAATAACTATTGTTATAGTAACGAGCACTAGTGCCAGCTTATAGATTTAGATCTGAAAAGTTTTTTAGTAGAGGGTTTAAGGACTTAGCAATCTCCTTAAAGGCAAATCCTAATACTAAAGATTTTAGTGCTGTGAAGAATGAGAATGCGATAAAGCAGTCGGTTCGTAATTTAGTTTTAACACAATTTGGCGAAAGACCATATCAATATGATATTGGATCAAGGGTAACTGGATTGTTGTTCGAACCTTTTGATGTTTTCCTTGCTGAAGACCTTAGAGACGAAATTTATAATACCATCCAAAGACTAGAACCAAGAGTCGAAGTGGATGCGGTGAACGTTAGAGAAGGAATTGATGAAAACTCGATTGACATAGGCATTCGATATAAGATTATCGGACAACAACAGAGTCAAACTGTGGAATTCCTGTTAGAGAGAACGTAAATGCCAGCCACACCATCAGAATTAACGTCACTGGACTTCTTTGAGATCAAAGAGTCTATAAAGTCGTACCTAAGAACACGTGACGAGTTCACTGACTACGACTTCGAGGGATCTGCTGCATCCTACATGATTGATATACTTGCTTACAACACGTATTACACATCATTTAATGCCAACATGTCTATGAATGAGGCATTCTTGGAATCAGCGACCGTAAGAGATAATATTGTAAGAGTAGCGAAGCAGTTAGGATATACACCAAGATCAATTAAGGCATCTAAGGCATGTGTGAGGATGGCAGTGCAGACTGCTCTAGTTGCAGGGGGTCAAACCTATCCTGATACTGTTACTATCAAGAAGGGTGATGTATTTGTGTCTAAAAACACGAATGACACATACACTTACTGCTTGATGCAAGATACTACAGTAGCAGTTGATCAAAATACTGGAATTGCCAACTTTGCTCAAGTTGTAATTTATCAAGGTAACTTATTAACCTTTAATTACACTGTTGATGATACTAGAAAGCAAGAATTTGTAATTCCTTCAGAATCTGTTGATACTGAACTACTAACTGTCTCTGTAAAACCATCAGAACAGTCTGTAGAGGTTGACCAGTACTCAATATCAACTAATGTAGTAGATATGACTTCTACATCTAGAAATTACTTCTTAGAAGAAACTGAAGACCTTAGATATAAGGTAATTTTTGGTGATGGAGTTCTAGGACGTAAATTAATTGATAATGAATTCGTAATGCTGCAATATGTGACGACTGCAGGTACTGAAGCAAACGGATGTACCAAGTTTTCATTCATTGGTCGTGCAGTAGACTCTACTAATCGTCCCATACCTCCTTCTAGCATGTCTCTAGCGACTATTGACAGCAGTCAGGACGGTACAGACAGAGAATCAGCACTAGGTATCAAATTTCGTGCTCCAAGGCAGTTCTCGACCCAATCTAGGGCAGTTACAGAAGATGACTACGCTTACATCGTCTCTGACCTATATCCTCAGGCAGCAGCAGTTACTGCATATGGTGGAGAGAAGTTAAGTCCTCCTGTATATGGTAAAGTATACATTGCTGTTAGATCAAAATCAGGTGTTAACCTTAATACTACTACAAAGACACGTATTAAGAACCAGTTACTGAAATATTCGATGGCATCTATCGAACCAGTAATCGTTGACCCAACAATCTTTTATATTACTCCTAAAGTTTATCCTTTCTATAATGGTAACAATACCACTAGATCAGCAAACGAACTAGGTACTGAGATTCTTAAATCAATTGACCAATATAATGGACAAAACCGTGAAAACAGATTTGGTAATAGATTAGAGAAGTCAAGGTTTAACTCAATGGTTGATGCATCAGATGATGCAATATCTGGAACTAGTACACAGATAACAATGGGACAGAATCTAGATCAGTTTACGTTTGGGAACGTATTTACTCAATGTCTAGACTTTGGTAACCCAATTACTAACCCTAGTGACACTGGTGGAAACGATGCAGGAGACAGTACATGCCCTCCTAAGTATTCATCAGTTAAATCAGGTAAGTTCTATGCTACAGGGTACACAGAGAACCTTGCAGACCTCTTAGCGGATGGGTCTACTGCAGGTGGTGGAACAGCAAGTGGCGATGCTTCTGATGCAGTATATGCTTCTGGAACTAGAACTACTGAAGTGTTAGTACCTGTTAACATTAGAGATGATGGTAAGGGTAATTTACTGTTAGTAACTACACGTAACGAAAAAGAGGTAACTTTAAACAGTTCTATCGGAACTGTTGATTATACAAACGGTGTTGTTTGTGTAGGACCTTTAGACGTTGCTGATACATCTGATGGAACAACCAGAATCCCTGTTGTAGTCTATCCTGACAGTGATTCCATTACTATACCACCAGGAGTTGATCCTACAATCTTTAACCCTGAAGTATATCCAATTGATTATGTAACAAACCCTACCACAGTCCCAAGTTTTGATCCCAACAACTTTGGTGGATGGAACTATGGTGGAACCCCAATAAATATCATCAGTTACCCGATTGATGCGTTTACATACCCAGAAGTCGATTCCTGTTTCTAACGAATGCAAACTATTAGTTCTGTAAATATATCCGATAGAGTCGAAGGTCAATTACCTGATTTTATCAAGCAAGAAGACGAGCAGTTTGTCTCGTTTCTGTTTGAGTATTATAAGTCACAGGAAAAGACAGGTCGTCCATATGATCTATTAAACAATATCCTATCTTACTTGGATATTGATGCATATGATCAAAAAGTCTTAGCGTCTTCTACTGAATTAATAAAAGACGTTGATACATCAAACTCACTTATAGAAGTTGAGTCAATCGATGGATTTATGGATCGTGATGGATCTGTAATGATCGATAACGAAGTAATTTACTACGAAGAGACAGTTCGTGGTCCTGACGCTATCCTAACACCAGGTTTATCACTAGAAGAATTTAATAAAAAGAGACAAGAACTAGAAAGTCCATTTTTAGACTTTGATGGGGTCACTACAACCTTCCCACTTAAGTTTCTAGGTACTCCAGTCTCACCAGTCTCAGCAGAGCACTTAGCAGTCATAGTCTACAATCAAAGTATGATCCCTAATGTGGATTATACGATTAGTGGCACTAATATTACATTTACAGTTGCACCAAGAACTAAGATAGGTACTGACTTAGTTGGTTCTACTAGAATTCTATATTATATCGGTTTTGCAGATTCCGTAATCAAAGAATTAGTCTTCCCTGCTCCTGCAGGACTTGCAGGTCAAGATTCTATGACTCTTGGTTATGATAATCTAGCATATTCACCAATTTCAGAGATTGGTTTGATTATCAACCGTAATGGTCTT